ATGTTTTGTAGCTAAAAAAATATTATCTGCTGTTCTATCTAGGTAATAATCAAATCCAATACAGTATATGTCTTCTTTGGGATACATCATACATGCTAACCTTATCGCAGCCGTACCAGTGGTATAAGAATTTTCAATATCATCTCCCCACCAATCTATGTTTTCAGATAATTCTTCATCTCCTACCCAATATATACAGGCTTCATTGAAATTTACTTCTATTGTGATAAAGTTATTTGTTTTGGGGGTTGTTTCATAAATTTTATATCCAGAAGGATACATTGAACGAATCATGTCATAATGAAAACTTGGAATTTTATCAAAAGATTTAAAAAAACATTTATTTTTCTTGGAATAACCAGAAAAACAAATATCCCAAGTCATAGGATGATCACCACATATTAAGTAAGTAGGTGTATAATCTCGATATATGGCATTACATCCATATGTTATATGTCCATTTAATTGATTTAAATTGAATACTGACCTTGAACGACCATTTCCAATAACAACTATCATTTTAACCTCACAAGAAAATGACAACAAACAAAAAAGGGAGAGGATTTTGACCTCTCCCTTTGAAATCCCTACTATATGTAGGTACTGGTTTACATCAAGTTAGCAATTCTGCACTTTCTGTAATACTCATTTTGCTCTGCGGCAGCATTGTCAGTTACACCTGTCATCCTACCATTACCAACAGTAGTACCCTCAGCAAATGGATTTGCAACCATACCATATCGTGTTTTGAAAGCGATACGTGGTTGGAAACTTGCACTATCAACTGCACGAACCATTTGCAATGGAACGTATGGGCAATAGAAAATACCAGCATCCATTGGAGATGCACCTTTATAACCTACTGTGTAATATTCTGCAGCATTCTTAGCAGCAAAAGGATCAACATACACTTTATAACGTCCATTAAGAACACCAGCAAAAGTGTTTGATGCTTCATCAACATTGAGGTTTGTACTCATTGAAGGAGCGTAGTCAAGGACTCCGGCCATCTGAAGTGCAGATGCAACGTCCGAGGATGTGATAATGATGTTTCCTTTACCTCGGCGAGTTCCCTTAGCAATGGAATTAGCATCACGCTCAATGTGCATCATAAGACCTTTGAACTTTTCAACCATCCAACGTCCGTTAGAATCTGTGTCAAGGTCAAATACACCAGTATTTGTGGAAGGTGTGTCACTAATCTTTGCGTTGATATAAATCTTACGAACAACCTCACGATTGATTTCTGCAAGAATTTCAGCGGAAAGAATATTTGCAAGTTCGCCTTCAGCATCAAGTCCGTGTACTGCACGTAAATCTTGAGCAAGTTCCATTGAATAGGAACCTTTGAGTGCTCTTGTTCCTGCGGCCACTGAAACTTTCTCAATGGAAAAAGACATTTCTTGACTAATATCAGCTTCACCAGTTGCTACAGTATCAGCACCACCAGATGAATAAACAGTTGCAGTAGCATTTGCAGATCCATCTGTATGAATCAAGAGGCCTGGTGTATCAACTGCATCACCAGTTGCATCACCGGCAGCACCCGATAATGAAGTTAATGCTTCGTCATAAAGTGCTTCTGCACCGGCTTGTGTTCCAACACGAGCACGTAATGCGAAAATAAGTCCAGTAGGACCAGACATTGGTTGAACACCACAAATATCATAAGCGATAAGTTGTGGCATTGCACGGCGAACCATACTGATAAGAACTGGATCGGCAAAATCTACTCCGACTTGTCCTGCATCAGTACCACCAGCTGCACCAGATCCTACGGCTGTAGTAGTACCCATAACAGAAATTGGAGTTGCTTCTGAAAGAAGACCCCCACCTTGTTGATCTTGAGCGAATTGTTTTTCAACATTCTCAAGACATAAAGCAGTTACCGCTCTTCGATGTGCATCCTTAATCTCTGGGAGTTCGGGATGGTCAAGAACAGGTGCCCACTTTTTATTAATGTTTTCTGCGAGTTGCATTTTAAAACTCCTGTTATGTTTTAAAAACTATGTAAAAAAATTACTTACGTGCAATTGCTTTGCTGTAAGCTTCCATGATGTTGTTCATCTTAGGGGTTTCTTCCGATACCTCTTCTTCTGAAACTACATCTTCTTGTTCAATATTTTCATCCTGTTTAACTTGATTAGGAAAATAACTCTCCTTAATCATTTTTACCTTATTCTCAAAATCATCTGCATTTTCCTCGTAAGTCACTCCATCAACCAAAGATTTCATTTTCTCTGCTTGTGTGTCTGCAAGGTCATCGCATACTTCTTCAAGAATTTTATTTTTGCGATAATCATTGAGTTCGTCTTTAACCTTGACGTTCTCTTGAATTTGAGAATTTAATTTCTCTTCTAGTTCCTCAACTTTGTCAAAAAGGTTCTCTACAATGTCAACCTTTTCATCTGGAACTTCGATGTAATGTTCGGTGAACAGATTTTTCAATCCACCCATGAACTCTTCTGTAATTTCGCTTCTCAAGGAACTCTCAAGTGCAAGTTCGTTTTCTTTCATCCACTCTTCAACTACGTAGTTGAGGTATCCGTCAACTTTTTCAGTCAACTCATCACGGAAAGAAACGATTTCTTCTTGTAAGTTTTCTTGAAATTCTTTTTCGAGTTCGTCTATTTTTTCACTCGAAACTTCCATTACTTTTTGATGTACTGCTGCTTCGAAAATTGTTGCTGCTTTTGACTTGAATTCTTCGGAAAGTTCTTCTCCTTGAACCAAAGCAGCAATGTCTTCTTTGACATTAATTTCAGGTATTGCAACCTTCACTTTCTTTTTCTTTTTACCGATTGCAATCTTATCACCTTCTGGTGATGCATCATCGGGTTCTTCTCCACCCAAATCTTCTGCTTCGATTACATCTAATAGGTCTTTGAAACGTTTTGAAACTTCTTCTTTTTTCAATCCGTTTACTTTGTCAAAAAGTTGTTTGATCATTGCAGTTTTGGTTGAAGGAACCCGAATCTCTTCAATATTCTCTTCTTCCACAGTTTCTTCTGCAACCTGCTCTGGAGCTTCAACAAGTTCCTGTTCTTGCTCAGTCTGTTCCAGAACTTCTTCTTGGTTATTAATTTCTTCAGTCATTGAAACTCCTAAAAATTTTTATAAGTAGTTCGTGTCTGTTAATATTTATAAAACTTAAAGATTAGACAATAAATTTTTGAATTCTTTGAGTTTTACTTCTTCAAGTTGTTTTGAAGATGCTTTTTGAATGTTTTGTTTTGCACGTTCTACATCTTGTGCTTTTAACAAACCATTTTCCCAAATCCATTCCACACCTTCCATAATACCTTCTACGAAAGCATTAGGTGCGGATGGATCTGCGACAATATCAGCAGCAGTTGCAAGATAGAAATCATCTTGAACAATCTGTACTTTCTTGTCTGCTTTCAGTGTTCCCATACCTCTTGAGGAAACACCTAATCTTGCACCTTCATCAATCAAACTTTTTACAATCTGACCATTCGGTGTATCAAGAATCTTTGCTCGTCCGATAAAGTTTTTTCCATCCTCTACCAATTCTGTAATCATGTGTGAAACTTTGTCAAGATTTACAGTTGGTCCGTCTGGATGTCCCAATTCTCCAAAGGCACGTTTTGGTTCTACGTATTCTTTATTATATCGCTTTACTTCTTTTTGAAGAATTTCTTTTGGATAGATTCGTCCGTTTTTGTTTTTCTGTTCGGACTGCATGAAAATACCTTCAATAAAATACTGTTTCTTTCCTCCTGCACCTTCTTCAATAAGTTCATAATCTACTGATTCTGTTAACTCGCAGATTAATTTCATACTTGCCTTTATTTTGCGTTACTAAATGCAAAATCTAAAACTTTCATGAAAGATTTGGTATCTTTATTCATGTTCATTTGCATTTTTTTCTTGTTAGAAGAATTAAGTGAATCGTAAGTTTTTAATAATACATTAGCCGAATCTGGGTCAATTGGAACTTCTGTCCCAGAATCAAACTTTATGTTCATTTCTTTTTTCTTTTTGGAAATGGTTCGTAACATATCAATCACATCTTCACCCAGTATAGTAGACATTTTTGTAAACTTATTTTGTTCCATTTTAGGTGCAACGGGCAACCCCAAAACTTGTTTAAATTCTTTTAGTGTTTTCATTATCCTGTCCAACCTGTGTCTTTTTTCATTTCTAAACAAATATATCCAGTTGCATTTACTGAAACACATTCAATATCTGCTGATGTTGCGGTTGTGTTGGTTGCATTATTATAAATCATTGGTCCATCATAGTAACCTGTTCCTGCAACACGAATTGCAGTAGTATCAGAACTTGCGCCCTTGAATTCAATTAATGCAGAACCACCATTTGCAGCCGATGCAACCAATCCCCACCAAACTCTACTGATATTTAATTTAGCACCATTTGCAAAATTGTTTAGTCCATCGGCATCTAATGCGGTTGCTGAAGCATTATGAGCATCTATATCCAATAAAACTGTTACTGTTCCCCCTCCTGCATCTACATCTCTAAGGGTTCTTGTTGCGAATGCCATTTCATACCTCCACTTGTTCTGGTTCTACCTCTGGTTCTGCTTGGATTTCTTCTTCTGGTTCTGTTTCAACTTTGTCTGTAAACATAGTATTAGAAACCTCTTGTTTCTTGGTTGCGAGCATATCTACTACTTTAGAAGAAATAAGTTGATTGAAAGCATCATTTACTTTCAAGGGGTTATTTTGCATTGAATAATCTATTAAATCTACAGTCTTAAATTCTTGTTGTTCTGACATAATCCTCCAAAAAATTGTCTATTAATATTTATAAAACTAGATGTCTTCGTCTTCTGAGTCATCTGATTCACTATCAAGTTCACTTTCAATTCTTTCGTTTTCCAACTGCGCTTCTTCTTCATTTTGTCTAAGTATGTTCGTCCTGAACCATTCTTTTGAATAATATTTTCCTACAAAATCTTCCATATCTCTTGCAAGAGTCATTCTTGCAGTCATTATTTCTTGATGTTTTAATTCTGTGTAGAAATGATCTGATGTAAAATTGTATTGTATTTTGTCTCTAATTTTTGACCAATCGGCAGAAGTCATTACATTTTTCAGTATCAACTGTTTTTCCATCACCTCTTGAAACAATGAAGAAAATCTTATCTGAAGTTTATTGACAAATTTACTGAATAATAGTTCGTCCCTTGTAATTTCACTTTCTCTTCCAAGAGAAAATCCCGAATCTGCTTCTAGTCGTGAAACAGGAACGTGCATGGCTTTGTAAAGTTTTTTCTGAAAATAATCTACGTCATCTAATTGTCCAAGATTTTCACCGCCGGGGAGTGTGGTAATTTCTGTTCCTCTCCCACCTTCTCTTCGTGGCAACCAGTAATCCTCTAACATTGATTGATGTCTGCGGTCATCTCTAACTTCTCCTGTGTCGGAATCATAGACTAACCGATTCTTGTATCGTGTCATAATGTCACGAATGTATTGTTCTGCTTTGACTTTTGGTAGATTTCCTACGTCAATGTAAAAAATTCTTCGTTCTGGTGCTCTTGATATGCGATAAATGACGATTGCATCTTCAACCATTCGTAATTGATTGAGAGGTTTGATTGCCTTGTGAAGATAAGACAATACTTGTTTTTTCTTTGGATCAAGAAGTCCAGATGTACAGTATGCGATACTGTCCTTGGAAATGAGAATACCTTGTTGGTGTTGATTATTCATTCCAGCTGGATTGTACGTGAATATCTCATCAACCTTTACGTTGACAGTATCTTGTGGTGTTTTTTGTTTGTTGACATGATTGACTTTTTTGATTTTTGTAGCATCTAAACTTCGCAATTCAACAATACCTCTTGATGGATCATTTTCATCAATCATGATGTGATAGTATAATCTTCCTTCCACATACCATCTGCGGAAAATCTCATGTCCGAAATTGTTAAAGTTCAACAAATCAAGGACAACATCAAACTCATTTCTTATTTTTGTCTTAATTGATTCGGTAAGACCTGTATTATCAAGGAGAATATTTACTGGTCGTTCGCCTTTTCCTGCAACAATTGCTTCGTTTACAATATTCTCTATTGCAATTTCACAATCTGAAAGTGAGGACATTTCACGATATTTGAAGATAAGATCAACATCACTTTTATATGCACCCTCCATGTTGAGGTAAGAACCATAGGCTCCTCCCCCAGCAATCATCATAGAACCATCTTCATTTTCTGGAAGTGCAAATGCAGGAACTTTTGCATTTGGTTGTTCTTCACTCTTTCTTTCAATTTTGAAACCAAATATTTCAAATGCCATTATTTAATCTCCCAAATAAATGTAGGTTGTCTTGATTATGTATTACTTGTGATTGTTGTTGATTCCCAATAGTCATATGTCCAAGTGCAAGTAAATTCTTCTATTTCTCCTGCACTCCAATCTAAAGTAATTGGAGACAGAGCTGTAGGAAAAGCATTGAAAAATTTATAAGATTTCAATTTATTTCCTTGTTTTCCAAATTGAGTAACTGTCAATTCTTTTTTATATTTTACATTGTCACCTTCTGCAATACCAAAGTTACTGTCTCTATTATTTAGTTTGTGTCCAGACACTAAATTCATCCATTGTTCCAATGCATTTCTAATACCAAAATCTTCATCGTTAATGATGGTAGTGTCCCAAGTATCAAAGGTTCTATCGCCTGCAACTTTGATTGACTTCCCATGAAAAAATACTTCATGAGAGCCAATATTAGATGCAGGAATAGATGTACCTTTTATAAGGAATTCTGAACGTGTAGGTGGATTGGTTACATCCGTTGGATAGAGAAGTTCAACTATGAACAGGGAAGGGCGTGCCCCTCCCTGTTGTAAATTAGATTTGAACTCCGTGACTGAAAAAGCCATTCATTTTAAACTCATTATTGCACGCCATTAATCAAGGAATTATTTTCCTCTGCGGATGCTCCATGACTCCAATAGTCAAATGCCCAAGTTACTGGATATTCTTCTACTGCATCATTAGACCAATCAAGAGGAATTTCTCCAAGTTCTGTCGGCCAAAGATTGTGCATTTTCCATGAATGTACATCATCTCCTTTTACACCAACCTGTGTGACTACTGCACTGCCAGGTGTATTGGTTTGTCCAAAGGCACCAGATCTTGTACCATCTAAATCGCCCGATAATCGCCTCATCCAATTCATAATTTTGATACGAATTGCAAAATTTTCATCATTAAGAATTGTAGTAGTCCAATTATCGTAAGTACGAAAACCTGTCATTTTATAAGCTCTTCCTGCATAATTTATAGGTAAAGGAGCAATATTTGCTGCAGGAATAGCTGCAGCTTTAACAAGAATATTTTCATTATCTGAAAATGAGTTTGTACCTTCCCCATCATTGATTAAAATCTTAAACAATGCTGGTCTTGCACCACCTTGGACATTTTGTGCAAAAAGGTTACTTTTGAATTCTGTTACTGTGAATGCCATTGTTGTTATCCTTTATGCAAAAGTGTAGTAATTATAAGTCCAAGTTACATCAAATACTTCAATATCACTCGCCGTATCGTAACT